AAATGACACGCTTGGGTCGGTTGTGGATTATGTGAAATTATAAAAACACTTGTATTCTAGAATACTTGTGTTATAATATGAGTGTAAAGAAAAGAGGGACAAAGAAAATGAGTGATAAAAGATTTAAGAAAATACGCAATTATTTTTATTCAATAAAAGATGAGTGTATAAGATTGATTTCTGATTGTGATAATGCTGATAAGTTAACTCGTTATTTAAGGGAGTGTTTAGAGTGAGTCGGATTTATAAACATGCACATCATCCGAGTGATCTAACTATGGATAATGTGAATAAGATTGTAGATGTTGTTGAAACGTATCTATGTAATTATAAACTAGGGTTTCATCTTATATATCAAAGACGAAACTTAATAAGAATGGATATTTGCAAATTAGGTTCAAAATCTATTATAGGCTCATATTCGTTTAAATGTGAGACGTTAACACTTTTTAAACGTAAGGTGTTTCAAGGTGTTGTTTCACTTGGTGATATGATTCAAGAAAATGAAAGACGAGGATATAATTATGATTAGTAATTTAATACTTGCAAGTTTCATAATATGGGTGTTATTATCTGTATACCAAATATATCAGCATTGTAAAGGAAACTTCAAATATTATAAAGTATCAAACAGATACATAAATTTCATTATATTATTAATCATAATGTTAGTTATGTGGTTTGTATTAATAAATATGCAAATTGATGAATTATTGGAGGTGTGATATGTAAATGTTAGTGAGTTATGACTTCTCTATAAAAGCGTATAGGTTGTAAAAGTGTTGTTATGCTGATTTCAAAATTAAACAACTTGAAATAATTTAATTAAAAAAGCAATGTTAAAATTAAAAGGAGAAAAAATTAATATGGAAAATTTAACAAATGAAGTAATGACAATGGAGAATACAGGTTTGGTAGTCACGGATGACATGACTCACGAACAACGTGTAAATTTATTTAACGCTGTTAACAATGCGGAAGGTTTATCAGATCAAGTTGGTAAAGATTTATGGTTAACTGGTTACATCGTGCAAGATGTAGAAAAGGAAAACGAAAAAACAGGTGAAATTATTTGCTCAAAATTAATTACTGTAATTGATAAAGAAGGTAAAGCATATGCTACAAACAGTAAACCTTTCTTACAATCATTGAAACAGTTAAAGCAGGTATTCAATTATGATTGGACAAAAGAACCGGTATGTGTAACAATTATTCAAAAGAAATCAAACTCAAGCTCAAATAAATATTTAAGCATGGCTGTCAAATAGCCTAATTAATTAAGGGTGTTAGCCAAACACCCTTTTATTTTTGACTTAAAATGGGGGTGTTTAAAATGAGGAAGTCGACGAGAGATGTTAAGCGGTTACGTAATGCAATTGCAAGCGCTAAACGTACGGCTACAAAAGCGCAAAACATGGGGAAGGATGTTGTTTTTAATGATATTCGTACAATAAAAGATTTCAATGATCGTAAAGAATTTAATAAATATTTACGTTCTATTGAACGATTCAACAAAGAAAATCGTTATATTCAAAATCAATACGGTGTTGTTTTCAATCGAAATGATATTGAAAAAGCAAATAAATTGATAGATAAACAAAATCGACAAAGAAGATCTCTATCAAGAAGTGTAGGTTTAAAGAAACTTAAGGAAACAAAAGGTGGTATTTTAACAGGTGTAAGTGTTAATAATGCTTTAAGTGTTTTAAAAGATGATCGTGGTGGATTCTTTGAGCCAACCCATCATGTAAATATTCAATCCTATCGTTATAATAAACAATTAGATAAACGTATTGAGAGTTTAAAGGAAAATACCTCAAAGAAAAACAAAAAAATTAATACGCTTAGAAAGAATTATAAAAAAGCGATTAAGGAACAGATAAAAGGTAAGAATATCACAGAAGAAGAAGGAAACCAAATAATAGAAGATATAAAGTCATTAAGCGATAAAGATTTAGTTAAATGGTTTTATCAAGAACGAAAAGCAATTGATACATTTAAATATCTAGATTTAAGTCGTGAGTACACAGAAAATCAAAAATTTGTGAACGAACAGCTAAGTAAAGGTATACGATATGATATGGAGGATGTAAGAGATAGTTTAGCGGTGTTTACCGGACGTGCTTATGTAAAAGATGGAATTGTTATATATAATGAATAATGTAAAGGGGGTTGTAGTATGTCAAAGAAAAAAGAGCCTAAAGAAATATGGGCTTGCGACTTTGAAACTACAACTGATCCTTTAGATTGTAGAGTTTGGGCGTGGGGGGCAAGCTTCGTCTTTGATTCAAGTATAAAAGAATACGGAAATAGTATTAACGGTTTCATTGAATGGTGTAAACAGAAAACACGTAAATTATATTTTCACAATCTAGCGTTTGATGGTGAATTTATTGTAAGTTGGCTGTTAAGTAATGGGTATGAATATTCGGACAATCCTAAAACCGGATGTTTTAAAACAATTATATCGAATACAGGTTTATGGTACTCTATAGAAATATGGTGGAAATATTCAATTTATCGATCAACAAAAACTACAATATGGGATAGCTTTAAATTAATCCCATTTAGTATTGAGAAGATCGCGCATGATTTTAATTTACCAATACGAAAATTAAAGTTAGATTATAAGGAAAAACGTGAGGTTGGACACGAGCTAACACCAGATGAAGTTGGTTATCTATTCAATGATATTGATATTGAAGGTATGGCATTAAAACAATGCTTTAAATTAGGATTTAACAAAATGACAGCTACTAGCTGTAGTTTTGAGAGTTTTAAGAAAAGTTTGCCTATGGCATTTGAGAAAATTTTTCCACCGTTAGAAATGAATGTTGATAGTGAGCTAAGATCGGCTTACAGTGGTGGTTTCGTGTGGGTAAATCCGCAACTGAAAGAAAAGGAAATAGGGAAAGGAATTGTATTTGATGTAAACTCGTTATTTCCTAGCCGTATGTATTATGAATTATTACCGTATCATACACCTATTTATTTTGAAGGTGAATATCAACAGGATGATGAATACCCTTTGTGGGTTGGTGTTGTTAGTTTTGCTTTTGATATTAAAAAAGATCATATACCATGTATTAGTTTAGATAAGTTTTCTAGATTTTTTGGTAGTAAAAAATATGTAGATAGTTCAAATGGTGATGTTGTACGGATAACTTTGACTAGTGTTGATTGGAAGTTATTTAACGAACAATACGATGTTTACGATGTTGAGTTTCATAATGGGTACAAATTTAAGGGTTGTGTAGGTATAGCTAGCAAGTTTATAGATGAACAAATGGAAGTTAAGAAAAATTCGAAAGGTGCCCAAAGGTTCATTGCTAAAAGAAAAATGAATTCTGTTTATGGTAAGTTTGCAACGAATCCAAATATCACACCTAAAATTCCATTTATTGATAAGGATGATGGCATTTTACGTTTACATGATCCTATGTATACAACTTTTGAAGATGGAGAAGTGAAAGAGGTTATTGACGAACAATTTCGAGATCCTATTTATCTTCCGTATGGTGAATTTGTTACTGCATACGCGCGTAAATATACAATATCTACCGCACAAAAGGTAGGTATACATAGAGTTGCATACATCGATACGGATTCAATACATTTAGTAGGTACGCAAGTTCCGGACGCAATCAAAGATATTATCGACGATAAGGAATTAGGATATTGGGGATTGGAATCTGTATTTAATCGTTCGTATTTCATTGGTGCAAAATCTTATGTTGAAGAAATTGAAATTAGTTATAAGGATTATGTAGAACATCAGTATGAATTTATTAGTGAAAATGACTGTAAAGATAAGTTGTATTATATTCGTGAGGGTGTTTGCTATTATTTAAACGTGAAATGCGCAGGCATGACACAAAAAGCTAAACAGAACGTAACATATGATAACTTTAGAGTTGGAAATGTTATCGATGATTGTTTAAAGAAAACACATGTACCCGGTGGTATTGTATTAGTTGATAGACAATTCAGCATTAAAAGTAGGTAAGGAAGGTGATAAAGTGATAAGTGTTTTAACAAATATATTGTATTATTTATTCATGGTATTTTGTTGTTTAAGCGTAACATTTCTATTTGTTGTATATATTATAGGAATGGTATTAATGATTATTTGGATTATAAAGGAGTGATATTTATGAATTTATTTTTAAATATAGTTGTTGTTGTTTTCGTTGGTTTGATTATTGATTATAGTTATACTCATTTACGAAATGAAAATAAAACCTTACGGAAAGATGTTGATAGATTACAATATCAGATGTTAACTTATGAAAATGGAGGAATTTTTGAAGAGTGTGATAAAAGGTTAAAAGAATTTAATGAAATTATGTTTGGAAATCCTCCATTGAAAAATAAAGTTGTTATTGTGAGAAGTATAAAAGATTATGATTATAGTGCATATCGAAAAGACATAGACGCACTGAATGAATATTTAAAAGACGGATGGAGCATTGTCAACCATGAATCAAGTGAATTTGTACATACATATATATTAGGAAAACCGTTAGCATGGACTAAAGAAGGTGATAATAATGATGAGTGAAAAATCGAAAGAAAACCGGAATAAATGGTATCGAGATCACGTAAATAAATATTGTGTTTGCGTAAATAAAAATGATGTTGAAGTTGTTGATTATATTGAAGATTTATTAGGGAAGAAAAAATTTAGTGAATACGTTAAAGATAAAATTAAAGAAGATTTGGAAAAAATAAAATAACATGTTATTATTATAACGTAAGGAATAAAGAACGGTGATCAGACATGGATACCGGAATTACTCACGGTGAAACGTGCCGGTAACATAATTAGGAATAGTAATCTAGCTGGTAACACTTTAAACTTTACAACCTATATTTGATAAAACTCTCTTAAAAGAGGGTTTTATTTTACATTGACTTTACAATATTAATATCATATATTTATATATAGAAGGGATGTGTAAAAAATGGAACGCGATGAGTTAAGAAGTAAATTTACGGAAGTGTTAACAGTTGAAGATCAAGCGGAACGATCGACTATGTTAAATGATATGCGAACTGAAGTTGAAAAAAACTTTAAAGAATTAGATGATTTAAAAGCTGAAAACACAAAATTAGTTGAAAAGAATAATTCTTTGACGGAAGCTAACAGTAAATTATTTATGCAAATTGGTGTTGAAAGTTCCGGAGATGAAAAACCGAAACAGAAACATACAATGGATTTAAGAAAATTAGGTATTTAAAACGAAAGAGGTGATTATATATGTCAAAAATAACAGGAAAAGATGTTGCAAAAGCGATTCAAGAAGATTTAGGATTGGAAACACAACCAACAGGTAAGGAAGTTGCGAGTGCAATGTATCGTGTATCTTCTCCAAATTTTCAATCGACAATTGGAGATCCTAATGAAGTCTCATCATTAGAATTTATGAATGGATTGTTAGAATATCCTGATAGCTTAGGTGTTGAGTTCATGGGTTTAGCAACTCGAATTGGTAGAGTTATTGCACACAGAAATATTTTAACAAACAAGTTGGCTCCATTTAAGATGGAAAATATGGTTTTAGGTTATACAATGGAAGAATATTTTGTTGAGTGTGCAAAAGAACATGATTACGATCAAACCGACGCGGAAAACACTTTATTTAAGCGTGAGTTACCTGATATTAAAACAGCATTTTATGTTGTTAACCGTAAATCATACTACCCAGCAACAATTACAGATGATGATATGCGTAAGTATTTTGTTAGCTGGGATGGTGTAAATAGTTTGATCGCTCGTATTGTTGATTCTATGTATAACGGTGATAACAAAGATGATTATAACTATATGAAATCTGCTTTAGTTAAGCACTATGAAAATGGATTAATGAAAATCGTTAAAACAAGTGCTGTTACTGATACGGATACAGCGAAAGAGTTAGCGCGTAAAATTACAGAATACGTATCTTATTTAACTGAACCTACTAATGAATATAATGCTATGGCAGTAACAAAACAAAATGACTACGATGATATTTATATCATTTTAAATGGTAAATCAAACAGTTATTTAAACATTGATTGGTTAGCTCAAACATTCCAGTTAGAATTTGCTGAATTTAAAGCACACGTATTAGTTTTACCAACATTACCAAGTACAACACAAGGAACTATTGAAGCATTAGTTGTTGATAGTGAAATCTATCGTGTATTTGATCAGAAATATAGCGTTGGTGTTTCTTATAACGCGAAAGGATTATATTGGAATTATTTCTTACACCACTGGGAAGGTATCGCAACTTCTAGATTTGCAAACGCAATTGCATTTGTTTCAGGTGATGTTAATGAAACAGTAACAGCTATTTATGCTAACCCTCAAGTTGTAGAGATTAAAAAAGGTGGAAGTGTAACAGTACCACTTTCTGTACAGACTAGTGGTTTGGATGCTCCTATTAGTTTAACTGCAACATCAGGAAATTCAGAAATTGTTAGTGCAACGTTAACGGATGATTTAAAACACGTTACAATTAAAGGTTTAGGAGCGATTACTGCTGAAGGATTAACCAGAGTAACAATTAAAGATACAAATTCAAATGCTTCATGTGACATTAAGGTTGTTTATAACATATAGTTGTGTTATAATATCGGTGTCATGTGTAGGACATACCCCCCTCCTTTCTATTTAGGTAAATTGCAACTTAGGAAAAAGAGTTATTAATTTAACTCTTTTTTCTTTTTATTTAAAATTAGTTGAACATTCAACTATTTTTTATTATGATAGAAAAAGAAAGAGGTGATTAATATGAAAATTATTTTAGTAGCATTGGTTTTTAATGGTTTGGATCTTATTACTGGAATTGTTGGAGCAATTAGAGATGGTGAACAAATAAAATCTAGTAAACTGAGAGATGGATTATTTAAAAAAGTTGGTTTTATCTTTTGTTACACGTTAGGCATTGCGATTAATTATGCGGAAACTTTTCTAACTCTTCCATTTGGTGTTGATCTAGTACCGGTGATTTGTACCTATGCGATTGTCACGGAGATTGTTAGTATTATTGAAAACATTTCAAAGATTAATCCTGAGATATTACCGGACAAGCTAAAAGAATTAATTGGATATAATGAAGGAGGTAAGTAATATGGGTATTATTGATGATGATAAACTACAAAATATTTTACCGAAATACAGTGTGCTAAAATTAAGCGGTAAAAACCTAGCTCAACAATATGTAAGTGCATTTAATACAGGTATGAATATTTACCAATGTATCAATCAATTGCAAGGATATATTGAATTGGTGGTAGAATCTGTGAATGATGTAGTAGTGCAGTGGAATGAAGTCGTAGAATCACAACTACAAGATTCTATCAATGCAACTAAACAAGCTACAACAGAACAATTTAATATTGAATGGAAGAAAAATAAAGCACAGTTGGATACTGAAATTGAAGGAATCATACAAGATCAATTTAATCAAGATTGGCAAGAAAAAGAAAACGCAATAAATACTAAAATTAATGTTGTTAGTACTGATTTAGAAACTTTTAAAACTGAAACAAATACAACACTTTCTCAAAATCAAACAGCCTTTAATGCTTTTAAAGAAGAAACAAACACAAAATTTACAAGTACTAAAGAAGAATTAACAGAGTTAATTAATACCACTCTAGATTCTATTTATCCTGTTGGATCTGTGTATATCAGTTTAACTAGTACTAACCCTGGTACTTATTTAAAAGGTACTTGGGAACAATTTGCACAAGGTAGAACACTTATCGGTGTTGGTGAAGGTAGTGATGGAACAAATACACAGAGTTTTGCTGTAAATGATACGGGTGGTGAATATAAACATTTGCTAACAAAGAAAGAATTATCATTTATTGATTATGGAGCGTTGTTACAGCAGAATGGATCAGTAATTGGTGTGCACTCGCATGGGCCTGGTGAGAGTGGATCAGAAAAAATATCATTAATGCAACCATATTATAGTGTTTATTTTTGGAAACGTGTAAGTTAGCAAGTATTTAATACTTGCTATTATTTTTAGGAGGTAAACATGAAAAATAAAGAATGTGAATTATCAAGTATTTATAAAATGAAAAAACCGGAAGATATTCCATATAGTTTACCGGAAGGTTTAAGCGTTTATTTTTATATAGAATTCTACATGCAATGCATGCACATACTAAAGAATGTAGATTATGAACGTTATAATATTTGTAAACGTAAATTACAAGAATTAACAATATTAGAGGAGGAATTGAATTTATGAGAGCCGGACAAAAGTTAGTACATGCTGGTTATGAAGTTTGTCTTTTTCCTATGGAAACAATGAATATAACGCAATGGTCAAGCAGCGATTCCGAGTCACACTGCTGTGGATACCCATTTGATAACGCAATTAGTGGACAAGTTCGTGTACCAGTTTATGCTCCTTTTTCATGTTATCTATGCTATAGTGATAATGTAGGTAATACGCGATCTTACAGTTCTGACAGCCCTGTTTGGACACCAAACGGATTAAGCTATGTTACAGTTAGTTTTACACATGATCCGAACCCACCAACCGCAACACGTTATAGTCAAGGCGATTTAATTTATCATACAGGTGATGCAGGTTATGCGACAGGTGATCACTGTCATATCGATCAAACTTTTACACAGAATGCCAATCTTGTTTATTATGGTGTTACATGTAGATATGGAAATCAATGTTACGCGTTAAGCGGTTCAGTCCTACCAACACAAGTATTTTATGTTAACGATACAAATATTGTAAATGGTTACGCTCAAGCGTGGGAAACATTTGAAGGTGCTCAACCTCCAACACCCGAACCAAGTTACAAATATATTAAACATTATTTCATGTTAGATGGTTTAGGTATTGATTTTGGTTTTTATAAAACAAAAGAGGCACAACCAGTACCAGAACCAACACCAACTGGAAATTGGGTTATACCAGGGGATATTAATAACACTAGATCGCTTACGGAAGATGAATCGAAACAAAATTGGGTTGCATTCTGGCAGTTTTTCAAGGTTAAAGGTTGGAGCGCAAACGCGGTTGCTGGTATATTAGGTAACTCTTATTTTGAAAGTACAGTTAACCCGAACCGGTGGGAGGGTGATGTACCCTTTGCACAACCGGTTGCTTCACGTGGTTACGGACTCGTGCAGTGGACACCATGGACGAAAATAATTGACTGGCTAAAAGAAAAAGGATATTACCCGGATGTTTCTAAGTTTGGACAAGGTGAATGTGAAAGAATTCAGTGGGAGATGGAAAATAACCAACAATGGATAGCTACAGCAGATTACCCCGAAAGTTTTGCGAGTTTTTCAAAATCGACCGCCGATCCTTATACACTAGCAATTGAATTTTTAGTTAACTATGAAAGACCAGCCGATCCGAACCAACCACAACGTGGAACTAAAGCACGTGAAATTTATAATTATATCAAAGATAAATAAAATAGTTGAATATTCAACTATTTTTTAATAAGATAAAATAAAGGAGATGATTAAGATGAGTATAGGAGTTGTAAACAATCAATTTACACCACAAAGCAAGATTTATCTTTTAAAAGGTTTAGAAATTGACGCAATGAATAACACATTTTGGGGTGCATTTAATACACCAGAAAATCAATTTAATTTTTTCATTAATAACTATGATCATATTGAATTTGAAAATTACACATATCAGAGAAAAGATGGTACTGTTGTTGTTGATGGATCTTATGATGATTTAAGGTTGTATAATTATATGATTTATAGAAATGGGGATACGGGTAACAAATCTAAATGGATTTACTGTTTTATTACAAGTTTAGGTTATTTAAATGATAACGCTACTAGTATTTCTTTTGAAACGGATGTAATACAAACATGGCGTTTTGAGATCGAAAAAAATTTTCTACCAAGTTTCATTACATATGAGCATAGAGCACAATGGTATATTGATAAAAATATTGACAATCGTAGACGTCCTTGTATTAATACACAACATGAAAATATTGAATTGGGTACTGATTTAGTATCAACAAATCAAGCAATCATTAACCCTATGCAAAACTACTCATTCGCGGTTATCGCGATGACATGTGATTTTGCTGGAAATGACAGTTACACGAGTGGACAGTGCGGAACCCCATCACCATTGAATTATTACATATTTCCTTTTTCGAAACATAATGGGAATGATGTTAAAACAATGCGAAATGGTGTAAGTGGTAGTAGCTACACAACACTTACCGGATTAAGCGTAACATTAGATCACATCCGTAAGAATGAAAAACTTGTGGGTAAATGTGTTAGTATTATAGTTACTGATTCTATACCAGGTTTAAAAGTTGTTGATGGTGTATTAAGTGTAGTATCAAATAACTTTAACGGAGTACATGAAGGTGATATTGATTGTCTTAAAATGTTAAGTGGTACAATGAATAACATGTATTTTAATAATGATGATGAATATCCAGTATATGATCTAGGTAGAAGTATAGAAGCATTTATAGGATATAATAGAAACAGTAAACTATACTCATATCCATATAGCTACTTAATGATTAGTAATAACAATGGTGTTAATAAAATATTTAAAAATGAATTATGGAATGATTCTTATGATATTAAATTTGTGATGGTTGGAAACCCATCATCTAGCAAAATTAATATTATTCCTAAGAATTATAAAACTTATGACGAAATTGGAAAATCTACACTTATAAATATGGATAACTCTTTTGAAACTTCATATGAGCTATCAATACCAATTATAAACGATACCACAGCAATGTTAATGCAATCTTCACGTAACTCTATGAATGTTGGATTATCAAACATTAGGCGTAGTAATGAAACAGCATCAGCAATTGCAAGTGCAACAGGTACTGCAATGAGCGCACAAACAAGTATTCAAAATAACTTAAATTTAAGTACTGTAGGAAGAAATACAAATTTAGCTAGTAGTTTGAATGATTTACACAATAAATCGAATATGATAAACGCTAGTATCGGTGCAATTGGTGGATTAAGTGGTGGTATTGCCAGTGCGTTAACCGGTAATATTGGAGGTGCGGTTGGTAGTTTAGTTGGAGCTGGTTTAGGTATATCACAAACAGCTATGCAAAATCAAATAAACACTAAACAAACAAATTTACAAAACGCAAATGCACTTGCGAATGCAAACGCACAGGCTAGTGCTAGTACACAATCAACCGCTATTAGCAACCAATTAAGAGAATTAACAACAAGATACCAAAATAACACAAACATACAGAACGCAATTGATACATACAACGCTAAAATCCATGATGCTCAAGCAACTGCCGATAGTATTGTAACCGGTTCAAATGATTTAATGCGTATATTATCTTTAGATCTTAATACATTAGTAATATATGCATACAAACCTACAGATGAATATTTAGAAAGATTAAATAAAGTATGGGATATGCGTGGTTATGCTACAAATGTTATTGATTACCCTAACTTACATTCTAAAATATCATGGAATTATATCCAAACTGTTAAGTGTAACATTAGTGGTGATGGAATAGATCCGAGCGATCTTGAAAAAATAAAACGTGTGTTTGACAATGGAGTAACTTTATGGCACACGAAAAATATCGGTGATTATTCTAGATCAAATGGAGAAAGATATAATATGACAGAAATTGACAAATTCGGAAATTATAAAGATAAAAAAGTACATTAATATAAAAGGTTGACTGTCCAACCTTTTTTATTTAACATATAGTTAAAGAAGGAGATGATTAAAATGGATTTATTGAATGATACAAGTTCGTTCACAGATTATTGCTGTAACGCGGTGGATGTTGCTACGATGAATAACGGTGAGGCTGATTTTATTTATTATACTTATTTACAAATGTTAAGCTTAAATATGTTTAAATATAAAGGTTTACCCGAATCCATTAACACATTCTATTTAGAATATGTTTTACAAACGCGTGGTTACATTGGTTTTTATGATGATGAAAGGTTGGGTTTAATTTGCAGTGAAATCACATTAGGCGGTAAGTTAAACCACTATCAAATTCCAACCGAATATCATACTGTATCCACAAGTCCACTTGTTAAAAAGAATTTAAGTAATGAAGAGTGTGTGATTATGAAAAACAGTCCTTTATTTATTGGCATCTTCCCATACTTAAATTTTTTCGCTAAAAAACTAGCCCTAACAAGTCGAACTATGGATCAAAATTTGAAAATGCAGTGGACACCGTACATTATTACAGGTGATAAACGCATGCTACAACAATTCAAAGTGTTCATGAAAAAAATCTTACAAGGGGTTCAAACGATCTTTACATCGAAAGGGTTCAGAACGGAAGATATTAATGTTTTACAGACAAACGCACCTTTTATAGCCGATGAATTGCACGGTATGAAACAAGCGATTTTGCGTGAGTGTATAACTCTATTAGGTATTGAAAATGCAAACATGGACAAAAAAGAGAGATTAGTAGCGGATGAGGTCAACGCAAACAACCAACAGGTTATTGCGTCTCGCAATATTTGGCTTAGTGAACGTAAAAAAGCGATTGAAGAATTGAATAAAAAATTTAATTTAAACGCAAGTGTTGAGTTTTCCCCTTATGAAGATTTTGAAGATATTTTAAAATTGATTGAACTAGATGGTGATGCGAGTCTTTCTGATTTTAAAGACGATCTAACAATTAAAAAAGAAGGTGATTAAAATGTTTAACAAATTAAAAGTAAATAACTATTTATTGAGTTTGCAAAGTCCGGTTCTTGCGGAATATACCGAAACTATATGTGGTGTATGCCACAACCTAGCATTTACAGAGTTAATTCACGCTCAATATGAATTAAGCGATATGGAAGTTTTAGAGATCGCTAGAAAAAAGATTTTCGATTTTAACTATGCGTTTTATGAAGATCCAGGAAGACGTAAAGCATTAGAGACGGGTATTTTAAAACATTTTTGGTTTGATGAAATCGCTCAAGAAACCTATGCATATTGGAAATTTGAACTTCAACACTGGTTTGAAATCAATATGGATAGATATTATACACTATTTAAAACTATCCCATTCCAAGATCAGGATGATCCAACAGCAAATACAAACTATACAGAAACTTATACGCGTGATAGTCGAGGAAACACGCAAGCCAGCGGAGAAGATACGAGCATCGCTTTACAGTCTGTAACTCCGGAAGGACGAATCGACATTGAAACAAACGACTATGTAAACAATATCGCTAAGACAATTACCAAACCAAAAAGCGCAAATGATACAACAGCTCATGAAGAATACAGCTTTAAGCGTAAAGGTAATATCGGTATACAAACACTAGCGGAAGTATTACAAGGCTCACGCCGTGCGGTTATTACAATCGAAAACGAGTTATACACGGAATTACAGGAATACGGATTATTTTTCAATATTTTTTAGGAGGTAATTCAAATGACAAAATCAATTGATTGGTACAACCCTACCAACATAAAGTCATACAACAAATTTTTAAATTTCATCATTGGCGGACGTGGAATTGGTAAAACGTACGGATTTAAAAAAGACTGTATCAGCCGATATAAGAAAAAAGGAAAACAATTCCTTTATTTGAGAAGATACAAAACAGATCTAAAGAAAATCAAAACATTTTTAAACGATCAGTTTGAAAACTTCAAAGATGACGAATTTAAAATTACAGGTGGTAGCAATTTTACCACCTTTTATATCAATGGTTGCGAAATGGGATATGCAACATCTTTAACATCTTTTGCTAGCTTAAAATCAACAAGTTATGTCGATGTAGACACAATTATTGTTGACGAATTTATACCGGAAAAATCAGGATTCAATGCGTATATACCGAATGAAGTTGAAATATTATTAAATATTATTGATTCTATATTTAGGCAACGTGAAGGAAATGTATATTTATTAGCTAATAACGTGAGTATCGTTAACCCTTATTTTAGTTATTTTGGCATCACACCAAACCCAAACAAAGAATTTAATACATTTAAAGGTAGTGAATCCGTTGAGCAAATTATCGTACAAATATGTCATAGTGATTATAAAAAAGGTAATAAAGAAAAATCGAAATTCCACAAATTAATTTCAGGTACAACGTACGGAGATTATAACGCTGGTAACTTCGCTTATGATACAAACGATTTTATTAAAAAGAAAACGAATGTATGTGATTATTTATGTACACTATACTATGATAAAATTTATTATGGTGTATGGATGGATATGAATACAGGTTATGTTTATATCAACCAACAGATTAATAAAGAATACGGGTATTGTTATTCAATTGGTAGTAACAACCGCGAAAATATGATGATCGCTAAGTTATGGCGTAAAGATCAGCGACTAAACATGTTAATACGATCATATCGTGATGGGTGTGTTTATTATAACAATCAGGAAACGAAAAGATTATTGAGTTACATACTCAGTAAATATTAAAAGAGTGATAATTAGTATCACTCTTTTAATTTGATAAAATCTTTAAGATTATGTTTATTAACAACATATAAATAATACTCATGCTTTGAACCATTATTATTATAATACTTAATGTACTCATACCATACGATTCTATAGTCTTTAGAATGTAAAATAATTAAACCGTCAAATGTAAAATAAAATTCCAATTCAATTTTAATCTCTTTGTCCATGTTTATCACCTCTTTAATTTTGGCAGTTAACAGTCAAACAAATAAATAATAATACTAGTGATACCAAGCGTTCTATTTAACTCGTTAATTAAACGAGTAAGACTATTATAATTATTCATGCTAACCTCCTAACTATTTTTTACGATTCGACATACTTCTTTTAAATTATTATTAATGCACTCACTCAATTCCATATATGATTGATAATCAATATCTTTATCATTGTAAATATCTTTGCACATATCAATACATACATTAATGTAATCTGATAAAGTTTCTAGGATATTTCCCAACTCATGAAAACCAGTAATATCATTTAGAGCGATGTCACGCGTGTTCTTAATATACTCCTTATACTTTTCTTTAGTCATTTTCTTTGTCCCTCTTTTCTTTACACTCATATTATAACACAAGTATTCTAGAATACAAGTGTTTTTATAATTTCA